AATAGGACGTGAGTATCTTAAACGTCTTAAAAAAATTGAAAGATAAATTGGGGGTGTAGCTCACCAGGGAGAGCGGTTCCTTTGCAAGGAATAGGTAGCGGGTTCGAGTCCTGTCACCTCCACCAATAAGGAAGTGTGTCCGAGCGGTTTAAGGAACTGGTCTTGAAAACCAGCGAATGCTAACGTGTTCCGTGAGTTCGAATCTCACCACTTCCACCAAAGAGTTTGCCCAAAAATCATTGACGGCAAATTGAAAACAGTATATAATACACACATGTTAAGAAATTAACAAACAGTTTTAGGATCGGTACAGCAATTCATATATACTATGGAAAACTAGACACCGTGGTAGTTGTTGGAGCAGAGTGCATAAAACCACCGAGCGTTGAAGGGAACTATTTAAGCAGGACTAGTAAGCACAGAGTGATGGCCTGTGTAAAATAAAAGCAGTCAACAACGATCCTGCTTTCATTCATTATGGGATGTGTTCAGCAAGTTAAACATTAACGAAACTCATTAATGCAGTAGAAGATGGCCCCTGAGAAGGCTTTACTAGGGAAACCTAGCATTGATAGAACTGCCGACTTATGGAAAGACATATATGATGCTAGTGCAGACGCAAGACTAGATAGTCAATGAGAATCATTGATAGGGTCTATGGGACTGAACCGATATACCGGGGACTTGGTAGACCAGAAAATAAACTTTACTGTCCCGAACATCCCGTTTACCCAAAACAGATTTACATTATATCAATATTCTGATATAATACTTTTTTAGGATGCATTCAGCAACTTTAAATTTCACCTATAAATGAAACCAAAGCGCATCCTGTTGCATAACACACACGGAAGGAGTACAATATGTCAACATTTGTAGAAGCAGTAGCTAACCAAGAAGCCCGTACCACTAACGGTATGAAGGCACGTAAGTCAACAGCAAATGCTTGCGTTGATTTGTTCTATAACATCGGTGCAAGCCGTGGCAAGAACATCATACCCGCATTCACTGCGGCTTATGTAGAAAACTCTGACCTAGCATTACGTATCGTCCAATGGGCACGTGATGCACGTGGTGGTTCCGGTGAACGTGAATTGTTTCGTCAAGTACTAATTCACTTGGAATTGACTAACCCAGAAGATGCTAGCCGTCTATTGGTTAAGGTTCCTGAATTGGGTCGTTACGATGACTTGCTTGTGTTTAAGACTAAGACTCTTAAGGATCAAGCATACACTATGTTAGGCGATGCATTGCGGGCACGTAATGGATTGGCTGCAAAGTGGACTCCTCGTAAGGGTGATGTTGCACGTGAAATTCGTGAATTCTTTGGTATGACTCCAAAGCAATATCGTAAGAGCCTTGTTGCACTAACCAATGTCGTTGAAACACAAATGTGTTCTAACGATTGGGACAACATCAACTACAGTCATGTTCCTTCAGTGGCACATGCACGTTACAAGAAGGCATTCGGTCGTCATGGTCAAACATACGCTGAATACGTTTCTAAGTTGGTGAAGGGTGAAGCCGGTGTTAAGATTAACGCAGGTGCAGTATTCCCTTACGATGTGTTGAAGGGTGCTATCAACAGCTACAGTCGCAAGTCTATGACTAAGACTGAATTGGATGCATTGCAAGCCCAATGGGATGCATTGCCAAACTTCATCGGTGGTGCTGATGTATTGCCGATGGTTGACAGTTCAGGTTCTATGACTTGTAATGCAGGTGGACACAACTCTAAGAGTGGTTTGTCTTGTTTGGATGTTGCAATCTCATTGGGATTGTATTTTGCAGACAAGAACACTGGTAAGTTCAAGGATACCTTCTTGACTTTCAGTCGCACTCCAAAGTTGGTTACTCTTAAGGGTAACATCAATCAAAAGATTGATCAAATGAACACCGGTGAAGTCGCTAACACCGACTTGAACAAGGCGTTTGATTTGATCCTTAAGACTGCTATAGATAACCGTGTTCCTCAAGCAGAAATGCCAGGTACATTGGTAATCTTCTCAGACATGCAATTTGATGCAGGTGTTTCGCATGATGACAGTGCTATCGAAATGATCGCACGTAAGTATCAAGCGGCAGGCTACGAACTTCCAAAGGTCGTATTCTGGAACTTGAATGCCGCATACGGTAATGCACCAGTTAAGTTTAACAAGACAGGTGTTGCGCTAGTCTCAGGATTTAGCCCAGCAGTTGCACAAGGTATTCTTTCTGGTAACATGGATGACTTCTCTCCAGAGGCAATCATGTTGAAGACCGTTATGAAGGATCGCTACAGCCTAGCGTAAGCTAAATAGTAGTAGACAGACACCTAGTGTCTGTTTTTATAAATGTTCTATATCACACCCAGCCGATAAGACTGGCTCTGTAAGTGAAAAAGATATAGAATCTTTATAAAAACACCCTAGCAAAACACCGCATATTATTGAGTTTACACACTCCTCGTTCTTTATTTAATATTAATACTTTTTTAGCGCATCTAGGGTGTTCTTTTGCGCTTGACAATAATTCCCAAATAGTTTATAATACTCTAATGAAGGAGAATAATATGCCGTGGATTCAAAATGTAGCACTTAGTGATATCCAAAAAGGAAGACACTATGATCCAGGTCCCAACAACCTGTTGATTCAAATTGTTGACACTGGCATGGAGTTCCCCGAACCAAAATTCAAGTTCAATAGTGTTCATCAATTTCAGTTCTTGGACTTGGAAGAAAAAGATACATGTCTTGAACCTGAAATGAAAATCAATGACCATCAAGCAAATAGTTTGGTGATGCTATTAAAGCAAGCATTGCTTAATCGTAGTAATGTGATTGTGCATTGTGTTGCTGGTGTATGTCGTTCAGGAGCAGTAACAGAGGTTGGCATAATGATGGGCTTTGATGACACGGAAGATTATCGTAGTCCTAACTTGTTGGTCAAACATAAAATGATGAGTGTGTTGGGCATGACGTATGATGAAAACGAGGCCCACACAATCAATGGTGTAGTTTTAGATAGTGGGTTAATTGTACCCAAAAACTATGAAGGTGATATTTGAGGAGAATGACATGGAACGATATAAACAACTAGTTCGCATCCAGCGTTGCATCCTGGGCGAAGTAGAGCATGAGGTAACTGTTTGCAACATTAACGGCAACTATCATTGCCGAGTGTTTACGAATGGTGAATTGAATCAAGAGGCAGTTTGCTATAACAAGTGTGACATAGGTTACACTTGTCGCAGTCTGTTGCGTTGGGAAGATAAGTGCGGTAATATCAGCGAATTTGCAAGTGCCGCACGTAAACGCCTTAATAGGGAGTATGCATGAACAAGTGTTATCAATTGATCGGTATACCGGGTGCAGGTAAAAGTACTTGGATCAAGAACCAAACTTGGGCTTTAGGTATGCCGGTTGTTGGTACTGATATGTTTGTTGAAATGGAAGCGCATCGCCAAGGTAAAACATATACCGAGGTGTTTGAAGATTATATGCCTGTTGCAGTTCGTTTAATGGTTAATCATGCATTGACTTGTCAATCTAACCGATTAGACTTTATCTGGGACCAAACTAGTACTACTGTAAAAAGCCGTGCTAGAAAATTCAACACATTGTTGCCATCACAATATGAGCATATCGCTGTGGTGTTTAAGACTCCGGAACCAAATGAATTGAAACGTAGATTGGCTAGTCGTCCAAGTAAAGTTGTTCCTTGGGAAGTAGTACAAGGTATGATTAGTAATTGGGAAGAGCCTACCCTTGAAGAAGGCTTTAAAGAAATTTGGAGAGTATAATGCCATCAGTATTTTTAACAAGTGACACCCACTTTGGTCACGCCGGAGTGTGTAGATTCACAGAAAGTGATGGAGTGACGAAGATACGTCCATGGACTGATCCTGCAGAAATGGATGAGGAAATGGTAAAGCGTTGGAATGAGACTGTGCGCCCTAACGATAAGGTCTATCATTTGGGTGATGTAGTTATCAATCGCAAGGCTTTGAGCATCATGCATCGTTTGAACGGTGACAAGGTCTTGATTCGTGGTAACCATGATATTTTCCGTGACACGGAATATCGTGAACACTTCCGTGAATTGAGGGCTTATCATGTTATGAACGGTATGATATTAAGTCACATCCCAGTACATGAAGAAAGTTTGGGTCGTTTTGGTGTCAACATTCATGGTCATTTGCACACTAACCGTGTTAAAAAGCCTTGTGGATATGATGTTAAAACTGGTACTATCTTGTACAGCGATGAAATTGATCCAAGATATCATTGCGTATGTGTAGAACAAACAGACTTTAGACCTATCTTATTAGAAGATGTATACAAGCGAATCAAAGACGAGGGCGGCGAAGTAGGATTTAAATCTGGCAACGGACCTACTATGTAGAACTTATAGGGGCTTCGGCCCCTATTTTTTTGGCTATATGATTTTGAACATTTGTTAATTGTTCATCGTATCCATGTATTTGTGTTTGTCTAATTAAAGTCAATGATGGATACCAAGGACTATCATTACGATTTAATAACCATCTCCAACATGTTTTATATCTATCTAATAACATTAAGCATGGCTTATTTAAAGCACCTACTAAATGTGCTAACCCCGTGTCAATTGTAATCACAACATCTAAATTACTAACCAATCCAGCAGTGTCATGCCAATTAGTAATGTTGCTAAAATAATCTTTTACCCCTATGCTTTGCAGTTGATTGATTTCATCAACCGTACACAGTGCTTGTAAGTTGACCCATTCATAATTACTATTCTCTCGCATCAATTTAAAAAGATATTCAAATGGATAGTTCTTAGTTCTTCCCCTCCAACTTACACCTACTCGTATCTTACCATTGTCCATTCTTTTCTTCCACTCATTAATTGATTTCTTGTTTGGTTTGAGATATGGGGTTTTTGATATTAGGTTGCCATAAGTTACATTTAGAATCCTAGGTAAACTCAGTATGGGTACCCAGTAATCAAAATGTGGAATAGGTTCAGTATTGTCTATTACTAGATGTTTAAATGATTCTTTAAAAAGTTTTTTAAGTTGAGGCTCAGTTTGAATTATTATTGTCCCTCTAAGTTGATTGACAAATCTAATGAACTGTATATTATCTCCATCACCTTCCTCACAGGTTACTAACAATATTTTATCTGTAAGGTCCTGACCTTCCCATCTTGGTTGAGTAGTCCAATTTAATGTATGCTCATGGTTTTTAAAACGCCACCTAGTTTCAAACTGCTCCCATCCTTTTGTAAGATCACCTGCAATCAGATATGCTATTGATAAATTGAATGGGGCTATCCTATCCTCATCACTAATATCAATTGCAGTTTGTAAGAATCCGTATGCACGTTCAGGATACCCCAACTCACGCATGATATTGCCGTAATTGTTATATGCTAGTCCTAAATTAGGGTACTCAGTAAATGCTTGTGCATAACACATCATTGCTTCTTGCAATTCTAGTCTACTGTAGTGGTACTTAGCCTTTTGGTCAAGTTCAAGTAATGTCATTTCCATATTTATTGTGTCCTATTGTATTGCTATTTTAATGTATTTTTTATATAATAAATATTCTATGCGTAAGATACTTGTAATATTACTATTTTTCCCATTGATTGGCTTAAGCCAACCCAATACGGTATTGTATAACATAACCAGTGACACAGTTTTAAACGGGTCCTTAGATTGTGAGGAAGTCAGCATTGCTAGTATAAGCAAATTGATGACTGTCTATACAGTACTAAAATCAAAACAAAATCTAACAGAAAAACTAACAGTCCGTAGCAACAAAACACCTAATACTAAACTCAGTAAAGGTATGATTCTTACTAGATTGGAATTGATTAATTTATCACTGATTAGTAGTGATAACATAGCCGCAATCACTTTATCAGAAAACTACCCCAATGGTAGAGTAGGATTTGTCACCAAGATGAATGAATACGCAAAAGAGTTGAGCATGATGCATTCTGGATTCGTTGAACCAACCGGGTTAAGTCCCATGAACTATAGCACTATTGGGGATATAATAACATTAACCAAAGCGGTAAGCGAATTTGACATAGTACAATCAGCGGCACAATCTCAACGCACCTTTGCTCCTATAGAAACTAAAAAACGAAAAAAGCCAATCAAAGAACCAAAGCGCAAACCACAAGTAGTAGCCAATAACCCTACTAGTAGCTATTTTGGTCGTGAAGGGATAATCACCATCAAGACTGGCTTCACTAGTGCTGCCGGCTTCTGCATTACTCTGTTAGTTAAAGCCAACGATCAGTTATACAACATAACTGTATTGGGCGCCAAAAGCAAACAAGAAAGACAGCGATTGGTTGAGAAATCATTGGCTAAGATTTATAGTGCATAATATATGTATTTTATAC